TTTAATAAATCTTCTTTTTTTCCTTTGTGAGGATGTCTACAAATATATTTTATGGCACATCCTTCTGGAAATAACATTTTGTTTTCTATTACAAATTTACTCGGCTGTATTTTAAAACCTTGGTAGTGGTTTCCCGCTACTTGTTTGTCGTATGCACTCATTTTTTTTCCTTTTCATAATCTTTATATTCTTTAACTAATTTTTCTGATGGATGCCACACATCAACTGCTGTATGACAATTAGGACAGGATAGATTACTTACAATATCATAATCTTCATTATCTTCAGTGTCATGATCTCCACCCCATATTAATTCTGTACCACAGTGCCAACAGTTCATATTTTAAACTCCTTAGATTTATTGTTTGCTTTAATTAAATATAAATTTTTAGCACACCTAGTTACCCCAACATACCAAACTCTATACTCTTCATCTTGTTTCTCAGGAGATTTTTGTGCACCTTTCATAGTGTTAGTTGTTTGATTTAAAAATAAAACAACGTTAGTAGCTTCTCCTCCCTTAGCTCCATGTATTGTAGATAGTTTTATTCTTGGAGTTTCTGTTAAGTCTTCTCCGTTATTTAACATAGCGTCCATGTAATCAATTTGACTAGGTGCAACTTTAGTAAAAGCTTTTTGCCAAGTTAATGTGATGTCTACTTCACTCATCCTCTCTAACACTCTTTGTGACTGTACTTCTGGAACTTCTTCTTCGTTTCTCATTTTATTCCACACTTGGATATCCTCGTATAAAGATTTTCCAATACTGTTTCCTTGAGCTGTTTGAAAAAAATGTCCTTGTCGTTTTAATATAGGCATTAAAGGTTTTAATAATGAATTAGTTCTTGTTAATATCAGCCAATCCCCTTGAGATAAATCTACATCAGTCAATTTAAATCTTTCAATTACTTCACCACGTTCTTCTTTTGGTAAATAATCTTTTTGAATCCGATTGATACCTACTCGAGTAATAATATCTAAAGCTTTGGTTTGTATATCTATAGGAACTCTTTGAGATTTAGTTAATCTGACTTCAATTCCTTTCCAAGTCTGAAAAGATCTTACATCCGCTCCAGCCCAACCAAAAATAGCTTGGTCATCATCTCCTGCAATCCAAACTATTGCATTAGTATCTTTTGTTATTGTATCTAACATACTCCACTGCAGCTTAGATAAATCTTGAGCTTCATCTACAATAACCACTTGAAATTTTTTAATGTTTTCTAATTTTAAAAATCTTTCGATCATGTCATTAAAATCTATTAGACCATATGTTTTTTTAAAACTTTCAATTTCTTTTGCAATGGCATCTAATTTAAATCTTTCTACCCAAGTTAAATGTTCATTACGATCAAACTGTTCAATAGGAGTAATCTCTCTAACTCTAGCTAAGTTAATTAAACTTAAATACTCACTGTCAGATGAAAATATTCCATTCCATTGGTTTGCTTCATGGCTAGCATATTTAATTTGAATACCAGATGTTTCACCTATCTTTTTATAATGTTCTTCTTGCATTACATTCTCTTCTTTTAAACCTAGTTGATTAAAAGCAAATGAATGCATCGTTTGAAAATAAGGTAAATCTTTTTTTGTAAGATGTGTGTTTATTTTTAAAAACCTATCTCTAGCTTCGTTTGCGGCTTTTCTAGTAAAAGCAAAATAACCTATATTTTCTAAAGCAATTCCTTCGTCGACATATTTCTGTACTGTCTGTAATAAATTTCTTGTTTTCCCTGTACCTGGAGGACCTATAACTTTATATTTTTTCATTAGTAGTTACTCTCTTTTCTCTCCACGGGTTTATATGCTATCTTGTCTACGTGGAGTTGTAGACTACGACAGACTTTTTCTGTTTTGCCATCGATGTTTAAAGAAAAATTAAATTCTACTTTACAATCTTTCTCTAATTGTCTTGCAATTCTTTCCTGTGGTATTTTCCAATTATTACCAAGGTGTTCAATAAATGAATTAAATTTAAAGTGATGGTGTCCTTTATCTGTGTAGCATGCACCATTCTTAATTTGATTTCTTTGTTTAGCTTGTGGTCCATTAATACAATATTGATACAACTCATCTTTTAATCTATCTCCTATTTGTGTTCCTTGAGGAGGACTAATAGTTTCACAACCAGGCCCACGCCATTCATTTAACTTAGCTCTATAATCTTTTGGTTTTAGTGGTTCAAAATAAATACCTGTCTGTTCCCATATTAAATTTAAAACTTCTTTTTGTGTAGTCATAAGTTTTGTATTAGGTATTACAACCTCAAGTTTATCGTCGTTTGGCATAATGACTTGAAATCTATATTCAGGTTCTTGATATTTAATTATTTGAAAATTTGTAACATCTGGAAATGCTGAAACACCGTCTGAAGCTATTCCAAAAGGTTTGGAGTAACACAGACTACGCATACATTTATCTTTAATAGGTTCTTCATAACAAGTATGCCCTGCAGTATCTCCCTTCCATGCTTTTATTTTTAAATCTAAATGAGATTTATCCCACGGAGTTTCAAGATATTTTATATTTGCAGCCATAACTTGATCAGGCCATTTATCTTTGTATTTTTTCTTAGCAAAAACCATATAATTATACATAAACCTGTCTCGGCCATCTTCTAATTTAGACTTAGAACACAAGGCTAGACACGGTGGACCATCTTCAAACTCTGGGTCAGTTCCCATTAATATATTTGCATGGGTGTTTTCAACTAATGTATGTAAATCTTTTTTAGCAACCTGTGATTTAAGTGCTACTTCTATAAATTCTTTTAAAGATAATTTGTTGGCGTCTTTGTCTATTGCATATCGTGAAGACTCACCATTGTTATAGTAAGGTAAGTTAATAAAGTTTCCTGGTTTAATGTCTCCTTTTTCGTCTTCCTTTAATTCTTTCTGTTTAGGAAAAATTTCAGTGGTGGGTTTTAACCCCAGTGGGAGGAGAAAAGCTTTTAAAGCATCTATTAAATCTATTGCAGGTATAGCTTCTTTTAAAAAAATATAACAATGCAGTCCGCCGCTTTTTGATAGTATAGGTATTAAAGGTAATTTAAATTGTTGAAATAAAGATAGATATTTATCTACTTTAAAATTTCCATAGTTGGGTGGATCTATATCAATGCAACCAAACTGTGCTGTTTTATTTAATCTACAAGGTTGTACACCAACAGATATTTTACCCTGCAGGTGATCTTTGTAGTCATTGATAGTAAGAGGTCTTCCAGCCCATTCATAGCTAGGTTTTATTTTATTTTTACCAACATCTAGTTCGGTCCTTGACATATCTGCAATGCCAAAATCTCCACCATAGCCAGTAAACAGCTTTATAAATTCATTTTCCATAACGATCCCGGGTCGGGACAGCTTCACGCTAGCTCCACTGCCCCTATCCTCTTTCGAAGAATTTAGTAGTTAGATTCTACTTTGTTATTTTCAACTGAAGCTGCAGCTACATTACTTTTTTGTAAAGCAGAATTAAATTCTACTGCCATACTAAAAATTTCTGCGTTATCAACCTCTTTAACTAAATTAACCGTCATTCCATGCCAAGTGAAATTACCAGAATTTTCTACAGATTTAATTTGATAAATCCTAGAGAACGCTGGAGCGGGTATAGACTTACCTGTGTCTACAGCAATGATAAATTCATTATCCATCAATGAGTTCCAACCCCTACTAGTTTTTAACTGTGTAGTTTTCAAAGACATCAAAGCCTTTTCTGGTTTGTCACCTATGATAATAACAAAATGATTTGCCGTTTTGATAATTTCATTACCATTAGACAATACATCTTTAGTACCATTCTTAGTAGTTTGAGCCATAACTTCTGGCCCTCTATCAGGGTGTACTGGTCTACCTTCACTTTTATCAAAGGGTGCCCACTCTGGATATGTCATTTTGTAGAAACAAGGTATTACATTAATACCTTTCTCTCCACTATACAGTTTTTTAGTAACTGTATTGTAAAACATTCCGGCTTCTGCACCTTCAACATATTTAGCATGTTTTTTTTTCGTTTCATAAGAACCACTTTGCAGTAGTTTTAAAAACGGTAAAGCTAAATCACTTTTGTCGATATTCTCTAAACCTTTTCCAGCATGTGCTTCAAAGTCTAGAGTCGCTAACGCACCTTCTTTTTTGACTGTTAAGTCGCTTGTTTCTTGAGTCATGTTATTTGTTCCTTGTTATTTTTGTTTTGTTTCCCTTAAACAGGTTAAAATGTTCAGATGGCAAGTCTTCGTTTTTTTCTACTCGCTCTCTGTACAGTGCTTTGAGAGTCATGGGTTCAACTTTCATTTTTTGTGAAGGCTGATAACCATTCTTCTCAGCAAGGCTAGCGTAATCATTAGCCTTGTTATCTTCGCCACGACCAAAGGAAACAGTGATCTCATTTTTAATAAGGTCACCCAGGTCATTATTTCGAAGCCATTTATACGCGCCTTCCTTTTTATCTACAGGAATTGTTGCGCCGTAAATCTCTTTTACTTCTATACCAGAACCATCTTGGAGTTTTAAAGTTTTTAATTTCATATCCTCCATAATCTCTGGTATTACTTGTTCTGATATCTTATCCGCTGCTTCTTTCTTTTTCTTTAGATTTTCTTCCATGATTTTTACCTCATCTTCTAAAGCTTGCAGTTGGATAACATAGTTAGATAAACTTCTAACATTTTCTATTTCGTTTACTTGTTGGGGAGAGTGCTTCTCCATCATTTTTCTTAGGTCTTGTACATTACTCATCTATTTCTCCTTTCTCGTATAGATCAAATTCTAAAGGATAATAC